AGTATTAATGAAACAATATATTGAATTTGTTGCTGACCGCTTAAGCCTTCAATTAGGAGGCGACAAAATATATGAAAGCAAAAATCCGTTTGATTGGATGGAAAACATTAGCATTGAAACAAAAACTAACTTTTTTGAAGATCGCGTAAGCGAGTATTCGCTCACAACTAAAGATGCTAAACTAAACACTTTTGAATTTGGCGATGAGTTTTAATTTTGTGCTTTTTTCTTTATATTGTTTATTTAATATTAATAATTATAATATATTAATAATTATAATAAATAATTGATTTTAAAATATAATATTACAATATATTTTAAATACTAAAAATGTCTAAAATTAGTTGCGAAAAATGCGGTAAAGAGTTTAATAGTAAATCCCATTATACTCAACATCAAAAAAGAAAAACTCCCTGCGGTAATAAGAGCATAATTAAAGAATTGATTGAAGAAAAATTAACTAAGTTAAATATTCCGCTATGTTCGTCTGTTGAAAATACGTCTGTCGCAATTCAAAATACGCAAAAAATAACAATTGATACATCAACCTTTAATGAAATTAAAAAATATTATGATGAAACATTAAATACTGATAAAAGCACATACAAATCAACCAATGACGAACCTACACCGATTGATTGTATAAGTGAAATGATAAGTAAAATTCCTAACGAGTTATGGGCAAAAAGTGATTTATCCATTTTAGATCCTTGTTGTGGTAATGGAAATTTCAGTATTTCTATCATTTTTGAATTGTTAAAGTATCACGATAAAAAAACTATATTAGAACAAATATTAGAATTTAATGATATTAATGAAAGTAGATTAGAAAATGTGTGTAGCGTATTTTGTAGTGAAAAATACAATTTACAAATAACTAACCATGATTTTATTACATTTAACAATAGTAAAAAATATGACTTAATCGTTGCTAATCCACCATACGCAAAATTATTAGAAAACGGTAAAAGAGCATCCAAAAATCACAACTTAATTAAGGATTTTATTGAAAAAGCATTATCACAACTAAAACCAAATGGTTATTTATTATTTATTACACCAGATAATTGGATGTCTTACGCTGATAGGAATGTATTAATTGAAATTATTACATCATTACAAATAATACATTTGGATATACATAGTGCAAAAAAATATTTCAAAAAAATTGGTTCTAGTTTTACATGGTATATAATTCAAAATTGTGCTTTCTACAAAAATATTAATGTTTCTGGAATATGGAAGAAAAAAGAATATGTTAGTTCGGTTATATCAAAACAACGCAAATACATTCCATTATTATATAATCAAATGGTTCAAAATATATTATCAAAAACAATTGATAATACAATGCTACCAAAATTTGAGGTTAAAACCAGTAGTGATTTACATAAATATACAAAAGCGGAATTTATTTGTGATACAAAAACAGAACAATTTAAATACAAATTAATTCATACACCAAGTCAAACCGTATATTCGTCAAGACCTCATAAATATCAAGAAGGATATAAAATATTTATATCAACAACAGATAAGTATAGTGTATTTATTGATAATTGTGGAATGACACAATCAATCGTATTTATAATGTGTTCTAATGAAGAAGAAGCAAAAAAATATTTACAAATATTGCAGCATCCCTTATATGTATTTATTAATAATATTTGTCGTTGGGGTAATTTTAACAACATAAGAATATTACAAAGTTTTCCTATTCCAACCATAGAATATTCTGGAAATCATCAAGAACTATATAATTATTTTAACATTACAAAAGAAGAAATTGAATATATTTGTGAAAATATGTAAATTTATGTATAAAATTATTCTTTGTAATCTGGGTCACAATTGTCGTTTAATATAGGATATTTGCTATAATTCTTTTTATAATCTTCCAAAAACGTGCTTTCGTAAGCATGGTATGTTTGTGCTGTTATTTTTGTTTCTTTACCGAACATTTCAATAATAATTTCGGTTTTAGGTAATTCATATCCATACATTTGAATTTTACAACCTAGATTTAGGTAAAACTCAAATGTGTTATAAATAAAACCATTTGTTTTAGAGCAATCACCAGATTTTCCTCTTTCTTCTATATGATGACCGCATAGATAAGATGCTACTCTTCCTTTAAGTCCGGTTCTCGTTCCACCAATTTTTACAATCATACCATTAATTACAAGTAAATATAACCATTCTGTTTTTTTGTTAAATGCTTTGGTTGAAATTGTTGGAACAAATTGAATTAAAGTATCTCTTTTTTTATTTCCTTGTTTTTTTCCAGATGTAAATAATTCACTATCTAAAACTATATCTGCTATTGGAATAAAATAGTCTTTTCTATTATATTCCTCAAATGGAATTGTTTGATCGGTTGGAATTAATTTAATCCATTTTTTTATTAATGAACTCTCATAGCGTTCATTAATATTTACTAATCCAGAAATATCATTGTTATAAGTTGTTTCACTCATTTTGTATATAATAATGTAATACTTATTTGTATATTTAAGTATTATATTTCAATTTTTTTTATGGTGACTTTTATGAAAAATAATACAATAATTTTAAACTACGTTATATATTTTTTGGTCCTGAACGTTCAGGAGCAAAAAATATGATTGTGTATGGGAAAGTGTATATATTTTTGCGACTGTTAGAACGGTTGCAAAAATACATTAAAATACAAATAATAATTAATTTACTAAAACATAATAAGCATTATTAATTAAAGTATTATTTTTAATTGCTCTGCTCATTTTAGCCGGAGAGAAATCTTCATGAATTGCTGCTTTTGCTATTGTGGTCCAATTATTTAATATATTTTTGGTGCTAGCGTCTATTTTTTGAACTTTTTTACCACTAGTCGCAATTTGGTCATCTCTAGCTTCCTGATAATAGTCATTTTTTAAACTAATACCGTAATAACCCTCAAATGTTGCATTTATATTATGTAAGCGAATAGGCCCACCGAGAATATATTGACAATTTTTTAAATAATTTTTAACATCTTTGTCCTCATTATTATTGTTTAATAAACCATTATTCTTTTTATAATTTATGAATTCTTCTACAATTTTATTAGTTGAAGCGCGACCTTCGGGAGAGAAAATGCAACTTTCAAAAATAAAATTTTCTACTTCATTTGAACTACTGCTTTTCTTATATACAATGTCTTTTAGCTTTATTCCTTTAAATCCATGAACAATTTGGTTCTTATTTTGACCACTAATGCGACATGCTAAAAATCGTGTTCTCATATATGTATTAAACATGCTAAATACATGTTTTGTAGGTTTTTCTCTATTATAAATACGAAATTGTCCTACAATAGTTGTTGAAGCTACTTCTACCTCTTTATGAAGAAAACAACACTCATCAATAAATTTATCAAACTTATTTTTAAGTTCAACACTTATTATATTAGTTTCATCATTATTTACATTATTGGTTTCATCATTATTTACATTTACGGTTTCATTATTATTTTCATAATTATTTGTAATTGATGCAAGAAGTTGCTCTAATTTTTCATTTTTTTCTATATATTCATTATTAAGGACCTTCAATTTTTCATTTTCATCACTTAATTGCTCTAACGTTGCTTTATATTTTTGATTTTCTTCTACTAAAATATTAAATTTTTCAATACTATATGATTTTTCAGAAATAATATTTTTAATATATCTTGAGAGACAAGATATTGTAAAGTTGGTTTCATCATATGCTAATATTTCGTTTTTATTTTTTCCATCTACTTCAATAGTGCGTAAATGTTTTCTAATTTTAGAGCTTGTTTTAATAGCATTCTCAATTTCTTGCTTATTATGAACTTTGAAAGCATCACGAAGAATAAAATTTTCATAAGTTTTATGGTGGTCTTGTAATCGCACAGAGAGATTATTGCTATGTCCAAATTTTATTAATTTCTCTCCTTCAGCGTTTGAATTATCAATAGTTCCAAAATAAATACATTCACAATTTACAGGAAATTGTGAAACTAGAGTTTTTTCAATTGCTTTTAATTTATCTTGAATAGCATTTGTAATAATATTATCTTTTATTAGTAATTTATTTTTCATTTCTAATGCTTCTTCTTCTAATACTTCATTAATTAATTCTTCTAACTTAATATAGTATTCATGTATTTCGTCTGCTTTTTTTGTTTGTGCCTTTAAACATAATGATTTAAAGGTCTTAATATTTAAAAAAAATTTTTGAATATTGTGACCACCACTGCCTGTGTTTTTTGCTCCCGTACGTGCGGTAGCAAAACTATCATTAACATCACTATATTTATAATCTTTGTTAATTATAAAATTATTTTTTAAACAGCTAGTTGCATTAAATTTTCTATTAAATCCTAACCACTTCCAAATATAATCTATATCTACAATAAAATCTGCTGTTTTATCATAATTTAAATAAGTATAAAAACTAGCTATAAATAATTGTTGCTCCATTTCTGTAAAGTTAGCTTTCACTTTTTCTAATAATTTATTGTTATTGTTAGCATTTAGCTTTGTAATAGGGTTATTTGTTATTAAATTAACAATATCGAGAGAAGTCATATTTATATTATAATAATGTAATTAGTCTTTAAATCGGTGTTGTTGTTTATATAATTTAGAAACAAAAATCTGGAAGCAACGCCTTACCATTTAGTTTTGCGCACATTAATTTTGGGGCCTTTCTTTTTATCTCTCGTATTAGGGTCATACATCTCTTCGTCGTCATCGGAATCCATATTTTTACTGATTTCCCAGAATTCTTTTGAGCCGAGTTTGAATGTTTTATGATGTTCGGCTTTATACCAGAATATTTGGTCATGTAATTTATTCGATTTGGCATTATTATTGATCACTAAACACTCATAATTTTCTGTACACTGATCCATAACCTGGCAAAAACTCTCAAAGGTTGGAAACATGCCTGCATAGTTTTCATAAATACGCCGCCGATTTGCAATATATGGTTCGCGCAATATAAAAACGTAGTCGATATTCGTGCGCAAATTTGGAGGAATACCTAAAGGATATTGCATTGTTATGACCAACATCACTTTCCAGTGCCGACCATTCATAAATAGGAGACGCATCATCTTATCTTTCGTCCAGCTTCCATCATATAAGCAATCATCCAATATAACAAATGCTCGCGGATCAATATTCGATTTTTTATAAACTTCGACTTCCTTTTTTATCTGCTTCATTACCGTCTTCTGCCTTTTCAATATGTTTTCAATAATAGCGGTATTGTATTCATCGTGAATAAATAATTTGGGTACATGCTCCGCATAAAAACCGTTGCCTGCTTCTGTTCCACTGATTACTGTCCCTATAGGAATATCTTGATGATAATATAGCAAATCTCGCACTAAATAAGTTTTACCGGTATCGCGCCGCCCTATTAATACAATAACAGGTCCTTTATTTTCATCTGGTCTAAAACTTATAGATTTAATGTCAAATTTTTTCAATTCTAGTGTCATTACTAAATAATTTATATTTATTGGCTATATTTAATAGTTTGCTATTTAAACTTAATAATTTGCCTTATTTAAACTTTATACTTTTTCTTATTTAAACTTAATAGTTTAATATATTTATTTGTGTTATAAATTAAAAAAATAAGTATTTCTTATTTATTAAATGGAAATAAACTATAAAAAAAATAACAATAAACAGCTATTTGAGAACTTTAACAATAGCGAGTTATTAGATATAGAAAGTTCGCAAAACTATTTTCCATTATATAATAATTTTTTTAACTTAAACAATACTAATTATAATGCTATTAATTTGAATAATAAGTATAGTTTAGAATTAATTTTAGAAAAAATTAATTATAACAAATTTTTAGCAATAATTACAGATATATGCAATAATAAATCTAAAAAAGAGATTTTTATTAAATATAGCCCGCTTATTGATCCCGTAAAATATATGATAGGAAAATATGAAAATAATTATAATATATTAGAATTACCTAAATTTATAGATAAAGAAAATTTAGATGCAAAATCAATGGAATACATGAAAACTTATAAGAAAATATTGGATCCAAATAATTCCGCATATATTGATGGGTTTTTTTCATATTTATCAAGCTGTTTATTAAATAACTTTAATTTTTATAACGGTTTAGACTATTATGGGGCGTTTTTAGGAGTAAAAAATAAATTTAAATATAATGTTACAGAGGACTTGGAATATTTAAACGAATCGGATTATTTTCACAAGCACATAAACAATTTATTTGTTTTCGATGATAATGAAAAAATACTCAATTTATTTAATAATACTAAAAAAAATAAAAAAGCTTTAGTATTAGATAACTCAGAGATTGACCTAAACATTAGTGACCTAAACATTAGTGACCTAAACATTAGCGATTTAAGTGATATTCCTGATCCTGATTGTGAAGAAACACATAAAACCAATTTAGAGTTAACTTATGAAAATTTAGATATTTTAGTAAATAATAAAGTAAATAATACTAATAGCATTTCTAATACTAATACAGGAGTTAATACTACAAATTCTTCCGAAACATGTTCTTCTAGATCTTCAAATACTAATTTAACAGGATCAAGCAATAATGGTTCAGACGACGATGATGACGAGGATGATGACGACGAAAGCAGCGAAACGAGCTTCAATAGCGAAGAAATATTTTGCTCTATTCATAAAATACCTGTTAAAATGATAATACTAGAAAGTTGCGAAAATACATTAGATGATTATATAGTAAATAATAAAATAAAAGATA